CTGGTGGTATCGAGAAGACTGACGGTCCAACTAACTTCGGTCCTGGTAGCATCCAGTTCCGTGGTAAGTTCATGGGTCGTTACGATCTCTTCGTTGATCCTCTCTACCCAGAGGGTGAGATCCTTATGGGTTACAAAGGTTCTGGTCCCATGGATGGCGGCTTCGTATATGCCCCTTACATCCCCTTCCAGGCCCTACCCACCATTACGGATCCCGAGTCCTTCCAGCCCAGAAAGGGCATCCTTACCCGTTACGGTAAGGTAGCTATCAACCCTGCCTCACGCTTCTACCGTGTAATTCGCATCGTTGGTGATAATGGACTCTTCAGCCCCTTCATCAAGCCTTCTTACAGCGCAGCTAACACTGTAGCCTGATAAGTAAGGTATCATAAACTACCCACTCCTCAAAAACTGGGGAGTGGGTAGTTTTTTTTATAGAATGGCTATATATAAATATGAAGTACAAGTATAGAAGCACTTGTAGGTTTCCAATACTTCTAGTGATTAACAATGAAATTGCTGAAGTTAGACCTAATCAGGTTATAGATTCTGATCAGCAGTTTGATCACATGTATCTAAAACCAATAGTCGATAAGGAAAATAAACCTACAAGAAAAAGGAGAAAAACAAATGGCTCAGATAATTCAACCTCTGGTAACGACATACGGGAATAGCTTTACTTCTGTAGCTAGTCAGAAGTTGAACGACCATCAACCTCCTAATGAGGTAGAGATCGACCTTGAAAATCTAAACAAGAACAGAGGAGATAAAGAAGTAGAGTTTTCTGAGTTCGAGTCTGTACTAAAGGATTATGCTTTAGCCCGTTTAGGTCATCCTGTAGTAAGGGTTGAGCTTACTGATCATCAGATAAAACACTGCATTGATGAGGCAGTAACCGAGCTTGATTATCATGCTCCTCATTTTACAAAACAAATAGCAGCCTTCCAAACTGTAGGTGGGTACAACTTATATCAAATACCTTCCTACATACTGAGAAATCTAACTTATGTTACCTTTAAGAAAACACTCCTTTCAATTCAGTCACAGGCTGGTACGATTGAGTTCGATTTCTTCATTAAGTATTTCCAGGATAACTACCTTTTCGATAACTTTACCATAGGCGATTACTATCTTTTGCAATCCACTATGGAAACTACAAGAAGAATTCTCGGTCAAGATGGTGGTTGGGATATCATTGATGGTCAGTTCTTACAGTTATATCCTGCTCCAGCAGTAAGCGATCTAGCTATCCTAGAATACCGTGGCCTCAATCCAAAAACCATGACACCCAAGATGATCAACTGGGTTCAGAAGTATACTACAGCCTGCGCTAAAGAACTTCTAGGTCAGGTTAGAGGCAAGTTCACTGTTGTTCCTGGTCCAGGTGGAGGAACTCAATTAAACGGCCCTGCATTACAACAACAAGCTATGCAGGAGAAACAAACTCTAAAGGATGAGTTAATCAATGAGGTTAGCGAACCTCCAATGTTTACCACAGGCTGATGGCAAAGAGATTTAAAGTAAAAAGACAGATGGATAGCCTTCCTAAATTAGAGGGAGGCACTCCTTTATCTTTCTATGATCCTAACAATCCTGATGTAAATCTTTTTAATCTTATAGATGATGAGATTATTAGAATATCAGGGTCTCCTCTTTACTACTTTAAATCGTATGTTGAGTCTGAGTATGATGAAGTTTATTTAGAAGCTTCTAACAAGACAGTAGCTTCTGAACCAATAACGGTCTACGGCCACTACGAGCCAAGCGTAGTACAGGAAGTCCTATCTAACTTTGGTATAGAACTTACAAACGATCAGATGTTTGTATTTAACAAGTCCTATATAGAAGCTTCTCTAGACAGGACTCCTAAAATAGGAGATCACATAAAACCACACTTCCAAAACCAGAAGTACGAGATCACAGAAGTTCAGGAAGATAGCTTTGAGATGTACGGTATCTACCATATAGTCTGCACTGCCAAGCTCCTCCGTGAAAGTGAGGATACTTTGAACCAAGAGATCTCTGATGTGGCAGATGATGTAGGGGGGTATATAGATCTTGAGTGAGAACATCTACAAAGGTGATATAAACGCATATCTAAATGAGAATACTGGTGGATTCTCTTATGAGAGGGGTCGAACTTCTAGAGAGCTTTACCATAGACTTATTGATAAGATAGAAGAGACTGCTCATATAAGAAATGACGCCTACAAGGAAGTTCTTAGAGGGCTTCTATCCAACTTAAAAATTTATTACATAGACTCCCAATCTAACGCTATTGATGTGAAGCTACATCACGGTAGACAGGAAAGGGCTGTAGCTAAAATGTTCCAAGAGAACAACCTTGTCCTTCCGTATGCATCAATATACCAGTTCAGCATAGACAACGACGAAACCAAAAGAAGATATGATTCCATGATCATGTCCAAGGCATATTGGGATGATGAGAAACAGAAAGCTATAAGAGTAATATCCCTAGCAGATGTTCCTGTAAAGGCCACATATGCATTAAATATATGGACCAAGTACATCTCAGATATGGATCAAATATCTAGTCTTATAAGATCCAAGTTCAATCCAGAGGTCCGTATCAAGACCCCTTTTTCTAAATCAATTAAGGCGTATCTTGCACAGGAAACAGACAACTCTGTAGTAGAGTTGGGTGATAGGGAAGATAGAATTATAAGAAAGACTTTCTTAATATCAACTGAATTCTATATTCCAAGCCCTAATTTTCAAATAACTAGCACGGGACAAATAGAAGAGATACATCTAGACACTTTCTTTAGAGAGTGACAAATATTCAAATAACCCAATAAAAAATAAAAAAATAGGCACCAAAAGAGCTAACTATATTAGAGGATCAATCATGAGAACAGTTACAAACCAAAGTCTACAAAGCTTTCAGGTATTCTTCTCCACCCCTAGTGGAGTTCAATCCTATAGGATTAAGCCAAAGAAAAGCATTGTAGTTCCTGAATCTTATCTCACAGATCAAGTAAAAACAATGGCTAAAAGAAAGCTATTAAAAATCACTAACGCATGAGGTTATAAACAATGGTTAATTTCGTAAGCCCCGGAGTATATGTAGTTGAGAAGGACCTTTCTCAATATCCCACCAGTGTAAACCCATCTGTCGTGGGTATAGTAGGTTTCGCTGGTAAGGGTCCTGAAAACAAAGCTACTCTTATCACAAACCAAGAACAACTTGTAAAGACCTTTGGTAAGCCTTCTGAGCTTATTGAGGGTCAAGGTCTTGAGGCTGCTCTTGAGATCCTTGAAGCCACCAACCAAGTTTACTATGTTAGAGGCATGGTTGACAGTGACGCAGCTTATGCAAGCGCAACCGTTCCTTTGGGTGCGTGCCCTGCCGTCGCCTTAACAGGTACTGATTTAGGAGTTGGAACGGCAGCAACATTTGTAATCAATGTAAGCTCTAACGACGGCGTAAAACAATTTGCAAGTGATCTCGAAGTAACTATTCCAGCAGGAACCGCTCTTGATCAGACTACCGCTCTTATTTCAAAGCTTGGTGCAGGCTCTTTAGCTTCTAAAGTAAGTGTTCAAAAGGTAGGCTCAACCACTTATATAGTAGGAGGTTTTGCAGGATCTGGAGCTAGTCTATCAGTTTCATGCATAGACCTAAGCAAAGCTGGAATAAGCGAACTAAAGGTTGTTGGCAGCGACGGCGCACCAAGCGGAACGGCTGGTGATTATAAGGTTGCGTCTGGATTTACAGTAGCTCCCGCTGATGCAGCTTACTCCGTAGAGTCTCTTTACAGGGGTGATGCCTATAACTATGGATTAAACACCAAGGGAGATCCAATAGGTAACACTGTTGAAATTGATCCAAAAGGAGGCAAGGATGTAGTTCTTCAGGTAAACGACGCAGGTGCTGCTGAAGAAAGTTATGTCGTCTCGCTTCAAGGGTCAGGAACCTTTGTTGAAGATGTGATTAACACTGGCGAAGCTGATCCTGTATCACAGTATATTCAAGCCAGAATAACTAGAAGCGGGGCTGATATAGATGCAACAGGTCTTCCTTCATTCGGAAATAACCTTAAAGATCTAGGTCTTACTGGAACTATAAACGGAGACGCAGCCTTTAACCCTAGATTCATAAAGCTAGTTGAAGGAACTTATAACATGGCTGGTGGTCAAGGTGGTTATACTGGAACTTCTAGTGAGGTTCGCGCTGCCGCTGCTGGTAATGCCGCTGATAAGACGGGCGTTCATGCTCTCGACTACGATATCCTTAACATAAGCATGGCTTGTGTTCCTGACATTAATGACGAGACTGTACAGAATGAGCTTATAACTTTAGCTGAAAGCTCACAGAACTTCCTAGCAGTCGTCGCACCTCCTTATGGTCTTGCAAGCGTTCAGCAGGCAATTGATTGGAGTAACGGTCTTTCAACTAGCAGAACTGCTGCAATCAACACCTCATGGGCTGCTATCTACTGGCCTTGGGTTAAGACATTCGATCCTTATGATCAAAAGGACAAGTGGTATGACCCTGCTATCTACGGTGTACGCCAAATGTGCTACACGGATTCAACCTCTGAGTCCTGGTTTGCTCCCGCAGGCTTCGTTCGCGGTAGACTATCCAAGCCTGTCGATGTTGAAATTAATGTTGGTCAAGGGGACAGAGATGCCATGTACAGCGGAGGTAACGCAATAAACCCCATCGTTAACTTCGTCCAACAAGGTATAACAATCTTCGGCCAGCGCACTGCCCAAAGAGATCCTACTGCTCTAGACAGAGTTAATGTTCGTAGACTGATGATTATCATCAGAAAGATTCTTCTTAACTCTACCCGTCAGTTTGTGTTTGAGCCTAATGACCCAACCACTTGGGAGAATATTACTGGTCTTGTAGAATCTCTCCTTGATGAGATTGCAAGAAGAAGAGGTATCACAGAGTTCAAAGTTATCTGTGACGAAACTACTAACACCCCTGTAAGAATCGACAAAGGGGAGCTTTGGTGCAAGGTACTCCTTAAACCAACCAAAAGTGCAGAGATTATCGTCTTTGA